CACCGAACCCGAAGAGGAAAACGACGATGACACTGCTTGACCTTCTGCGCAGCCCATGGGCCATCGAGCCCGCCAAGCTGCTCGAAATCCAGGCCATCTACGCCACCCACCTGCGCGGCGAAAAAATCGACCTCCCCGCCCTCGAAGCCCGCCTCGGCCGCCCGCTGGCCAGCGAGCAGCAAGAGTACCGCCTGCGCGAAGGCGGCGTCGCCGTGCTCAGCATCGAAGGCGTCATGGCCCCCAAAGCCAACCTCTTCATGCGTGTCAGCGGCGGCATGTCCACCCAGATGATGGGCAAGCAGATCGAAAGCGCCATCGCAGACCCCCGCGTCAAGTCCCTCGTCTTGGAGGTCAACAGCGGCGGCGGCTCCGCCATCGGCGCCCCCGAGCTCGCCGCCATCATCCACGAGTGCGCCGCCGTCAAGCCCATCGTCACCGTCACCGACGGCACCATGGCCAGCGCCGCCTACTGGGTCGGCTCCGCCGCCAACGCCGTGTTTGCCAGCGGCCCCACCGTCCAGGTCGGCAGCATCGGCGTCGTCGCCACCCACAACTACCAGCCGCAATCCGGCGCCGGCCAGCTCACCGAAATCACCGCCGGCCGCTACAAGCGCATGGGCACCACCGCCAAACCGCTCGACGACGAAGGCGCCGCCTACATCCAGCAGATGGTCGACCACATCTACGCCGTCTTCGTCGACGCCGTCGCCCAGCACCGCGGCGTATCCGCCGACGCCGTGCTCCAGCACATGGCAGACGGCCGAGTCTTCGTCGGCCAGCAAGCGCTTGACGCCGGCCTCATCGACGGCTTCTCCACCGTCGACCAGGTCGCCGAACGCATGGCCGCCAACCCCGCAGAGTTCGCCACCCGCCGCAAGGCCCAGGTGGCGGCAAACGCCCCCGCCAAAAAGCCCGCCGGTGCGCGGGCCGATGGCACCACGCAACCCGAGCCGGTGCTGCTCGATCCCCCCGCAACTGAAACCCCCGAAGGAACCCCCATGGACATCAAAACCCTGGCGGAGCAGCACCCCGAACTGCTCGCCCAAATCCAGGCTGAAGCCCGCGCCGCTGGCGCCCAGGCCGAAGCCGCCCGCGTCGCCGACGTGCGCAGCCACTCGATGAAAGGCCACGAAGCCCTCGTCGAAAAGCTCGCCGCCGACGGCAAAACCACCGGCCCCGAAGCCGCCATGCAGATCCTGGCCGCTGAAAAAGCCGCCCAGGCAGCAGTCGGCAAAGCCTTCGTCGAAGACGACGCGCCCAGGCCCGCCAAGACCGCAGCCGCCCCGAGCGACACCGAAAAGACCCAGGCCGCCAAAGCCGCCGAAGCCAAGGTGTACGCCAAAGAAAAAGGCGTTTCCATCGTCGCCGCGCTCAAGGCCCTGGGCCACGCCCAGTAACCCCACCCCATCACTGAATCTGGAGCACCCACATGTCCAAAGCCCACTTCCCCCTCATGGCGCTCACCGTCATCGCCACCGCCGCCATGGCCAACAACCGCGCCACCACCCAGGCTGGCGCCTACCCCGCAGCCGGCGGCCTCGCCTTCGGCATCACCCGCAGTGACGCCGCCATCGGCGACCCGACCCCGGTCGACGTGCACGGAACCGCCATCGCCACCGCTGGCGCCGCATTCGACAAAGACGTCCCGCTCATGGTCGGCACCGACGGCAAGCTCATCGCCCACGACGGCGACGGCGACAAACACGCCGTCGCACGCTCCATGGAAGCGGCCACCGCAGACGGCCAAGAGGTCGAGGTCTTGCTGGTGCCCAGCTCCGGCGTCCTCGTCACCGCAGCCTGACCCAGGCCGCTGAACCCCACACCCTATCGGAGAACCCAACATGTCCCAAATGACCCCCGCACAAGCCCGCGTGATCGATCCGCTGCTCACCGCCGTCGCCCAAGGCTACGAGCCGCAAGGCCAGATGGTGGCCGACATCCTCTTCCCCCGCGTGCCCGTGTCGGCCCGTGGCGGCAAGATCATCACCTTCGGCCGTGAGCAGTTCCAGATCGTCAAGAGCGTGCGCGCCCCTGGCACCGACACCAAAGTCGTTCAGATCGGCTACGGCTCCGGCAACTTCTCGCTGGTCGACAACCGCCTGATCGGCATGGTCCCCCTGCAGCTCATGCAAGAAGCCAGCGCGGTGCCCAGCATCGACATGGCCTCGTTTGCCGTCAGCACCGTGCAGGAGAAGATGGACCTGGAGCGCGAAGCCGACGCCGCTGCTCTCGCCCGCGCCGCCGCTGGCTACGCCACGGGCAACAAGACCGGCGTGCTCAGCGGTACCGATCTCTGGACCGATCCCGCCAGCGACCCGTTCGTCGTCGTCGAGACCGGCAAGGAAGCCGTGCGCAAGAAAATCGGCCGCCGCCCCAACGTGATGGAAGTCGGCCCTGCCGTGCTCAGCGCCCTGCGTCGCCACCCCAAGATCCTCGATCGCCTGTCCACCGCGACCGACCGCCCGCCGGCCACCGTGGTGCAGCTGCAGGCCCTGTTCGAGATCGAGCGCATCGTCGAAGGCCAGGCCATCCAAGACGTCAACGGCACCTTCACCGATGTGTGGGGCAATGACGCCATCCTGGCATATGTGTCGCCCAAGAGCCTGCAGCAAATGGGCTCCATGAACTACGGCTATACCTACCAGCTCGAAGGATACCCCGTGGTCGAGCAGGGTTCGTGGGACGTGTCCAAAGAGAGCTGGCTCTACCCGGTGTCCGACGCGCACCAGGTCGTCATGGCCGCTGCCGACGCGGGCTACCTGATCCGCAACGCCGTCGCTCCCTGAGCCTGACGCCAGCGCCTGACCGCCGCCCCCGCCATGTTCGGTGACACCGACCTCTCCGCAGTCTTCTACAGCGCCGACGCCGGCGCCGTCGAGTTCACGCTCGTCGGCTCCGCGCCGGTGCAAACCTTCTGGGCGCACGTCGGCCAGGAAAACGAAGAAGCCCTGCAGGGATACGCCGTCGGCGCCGTCCGCCTGATCCAGTACCCCACGGCCGCCATCGTGCTGGTCGAGGGAGACGAAATCAGCGACGGCACCACCACCTGGCGCGTGCTGCGCGATCCCCGCCGCCTCAACGACGGCGCCGAGAGCCAGACCTACCTCGTCCCGGCCGCCTGAGCCGCCAGCAGCCAACCCCAAGACCATGCCCACCTTCGACCAAGGCAACAGCACCCGCTGGCGCATCTTCAACGCGGTAGCCACCGCGCTGGAGACCGCGCCCGCTCTGCAGGCCGTCCCCGTCAAGCGCGCCCCCACGCAGGCGCTCACCCTAAAAAAGGGTGAGTACACGCTGGTGGTGCGCTGGAACGCCGACAGCTTCGTCGAGCGCGTCGGCAACGACGAGCGCCGCAGCTTCGCCCTGGTCGTGGCCAGCATCGTCTGCACCGAGCAGAGCGACCGCGACGCAGACGCCATGCACAGTGTCGTGGGCCAGCTGCTGCGTGGGCTCATGCCCACCCTCAACGCCCTCACCGGCGTCAAAGAAGTGAGCAGCCGCGAAACCGAAGTCACCAGCTTCAGCGACGACTTCCAGCCCATCGAAGGGGGCCTCGTCCTCAGCGCCTTCGAAATCACCTACCGCCAGCCAGCCAACCCGCTGCAGCAGTAAGCAAACCAACCCATCCCGCAAAGGAACCCCATCATGTCTTCCACCGCACGCGCAATCCTGGCCGGCGGCCTGGTCTCCCTCAGCATCTGGGACACCGTGGCTCAGGCCTACGCCGGCTTCGGCGCCCCACTCGACGCCGACAAGTTCGAGATCGTCCCCCAGAGCGAGAAAAAGACCAGCCAGTCCCGCTCCCACCTCGACTACGGCCAGGCCCGCGCCTCCGTCGTCGTGCCCCAGCCCACGCAGATCAACATCGCCCTGTCCGCCTCCAGCGTGCAAGCCTTCGCCATGCAGTTCCAGGGCCTCGTGCAAGCGCTGACCCAAGGCGCCGGCACCTGGACCGCCCAGCCTCTCACCGTCGGCACCCTCGGCGTCTGGCAAACCCTGGGCAAGCGCAACGTGTCCGACACTGGCTTCGTCGTCGAGCCCGCCGGCGGTGGCTCCCCCTATGTGTACGGCACCCACTACGAGGTGAACTGGCAGCGCGGCGAGATCCGCTTCCTCGACGTCGCCGGCTCCCCCGCCGCCGCCGCAGGCGTTGAAATCGACGGCACCTACAAC